CTCATCATAACATCACGAAGGTATTGTTCTGCCTTAACTTTAGGTAGATTACCAACGTCAATATAGAATATTCTTCTTTCTGGTGCTCTTGATAATCTGTATATAACAAGACTATCCTCAATCATTCTTAATTGATTGAGTGATTTAATTGCTTTATGAAGATATGAAAGTGTTGATCCCTTATTTCTATCTACTAATCCAGAAGTACAATAGGTAATTGCATCCTTTGCAATTTTAACTCCTTGACTAGGCCCTTTTGCATTAATGTTACCAGTAGGGTAAATACCCTTCTGATTGTAAATAAAATACTCTTCGATTTCTGGGAATTCATAATCCATTGGATCATCCCCAGTGTTTGAAACCTTATACTTATCTCCCTGCTTTTTCTTTTCTTGTCTAACATGACGCATTTTCATTGCGTCTATGTATCTTAATTCTTGAATTCCGTCTTGAGGATTCTTTAAATCTATAATCTTATGATAATAGATACGACCATCAATATACCAATTCCTATAGATTTCGTGTGCTTTTTTATCAAAATCTAATATGTCTAATAGATATCTGAACTCTTTTCTAATTTTATCTTTAATACCATCACTAGCATTAAGGTTAGAAAGTTCAATTTCTACTGGAGTATCATTAGTATCTGATACAATTGCTTCATTAACAATATCTTCAATAGCACTATCCGCTTCTGGATGAAGTGCCATTTCACGATACCTTTTAATCAAATCAAATTCAGTTCTATAGATACCTTCGATATCTACATAAGAACCAAAAAAACCACTACTCATATAGTGGTCGCTCCCATCCTCGTTATTTGGAGGAATGGGAGATACCGCAGTTTGAGATAGTGATTCGGAGTCCTCTATCGAGAACCCAAATAATTTTGCCATGATTTATAGTTTCCTTACGTACTATTTAGTTAGCCGTTTGGACCGCCAGCCCCGTTAAATCTGTAAGATTGAACTTGGAAGTCAACAGTAAACTCTTCTATAGTATCGGTTGAATCGTAAGATAAGTCAATAGCCGCCACAGCAGATGGCCAAATATTGAAGAATTCATACTCTTTAAGAACGCTATTTGAAGTTCCAGAGTTGGATTTAGAGTTAGGTGTAGAACCTCTACCTAATTGATAAACTTTAGCATTTACCATATACGCTTCTGGATCTGTTGCTCCCATGTTTCTTTCTAAAGAAGCAATTAGATCTGCCCACTCTTCAAATGCATTTCTTAAGTTGAAATTTTCATCATTAATTATAGTTACTGTCCAAGGCTCAATTGTCCTGTCTCCAGCAACTTTAAAAATACGACCTCTAAATGGGATATCGATGTTCGCTATGTTTGAAGCAGGTAATGTTGCTGCTTTGCACATATATGAAAAATCGGATGAATTCCAACCAATACCTGCAGGTAGAGTAGTTAACTCTACCTCAAACAGATTGGGTCTTGCACCGCCACCGATTAGTGCTCCCTTAAAATCAGAAATCGTTCTATTTGCTTTTGTTGATGCCATAATTCTGGTACTCCTCCTAGTAGTTATTTAGATGAATTAATGGAATTAAACACGACCAGCAACTTCATCGAAGCTAACACCAGTTCTTGTAGCAACAAATGTAAGGGTTACATAGTTGATAGACTTGGCAGGCTTCAGATAAATGTCTGCTCTAAATTCATTGTTATCAATAATATCTGGAGTGTTATTAGTTGTATCACAAACAACTAGGAATCCGTAGAGTCCACGTTTTGCTTCAATATCACGTAGATAAGGTTCAACAATGTTTCTAAAGTTTGCTCTCGTTAACTCGTCATTTAACTCGAAGAGTTGTGCTTCTGCAGCTTTCTGCAGTGCTTGCTCAATTGTAAGGAATAAACGGCGAACATTTATTCTGTCAAACGCTGATGCATATGCGAGTGCTGTTTTATCACCAAAGAGAAGTGTTCCTGTACCAGGTTTTGTAACAACAGCATTAATTCTGTTAGGATACAATTGATCTCTTTGATCTTGTGTTGGGTTGTATGCAAGTTTAATTGCATTGTTTATGATTCCTCTTTGCTGACCAGCAGGAGAGAACCAAGGATATGCAACGACATTTGTGCGACACATTAGTCCAGCAATGTCTCCATTAGTTGGAATGTATCTAAACTCGTTGTTAAATCTGTCATAGGTGTACTTATAACCACTATCGAAGATTCCGTAAGAGGAAGATGATAGAGGAGCGAAGTATGTAATCAGATTAGTAGTCTGTGTAGTTGTATTTGTTACGTTAACAAGGTCTTGCCTATGAGGCCCGATACATGCAACACAGTCTTTTCTGTCTCCAACGATGGATAACAGACTATTTGCTTTTGCCTGTGAGAGGTCTCTGGCACCTAAACCAGGCCCCATGATTAGGTAATCTACCTGAATCTCATCTTTGTTGG